CTCCTACCAGTTGACTTAATGATTTAGATGGAAATCCTTTCAATGTGTCTAGAATCTGCGAGATGGGAGTAGCGTCAATTTTGGCCTGACGAAGCAGTGTCATGGCCACTGTGGCTGCTGCGTCTGTGTCAAATCCGGCAGCAGTGAAAAAACTCACAGCGACCGTAACGTCATTGGCTGGAAACTCTAATGCGGCTTCGCCGTAGGTGTCGAAATACAGTTTTGTGCCTGCGGCACTGTCTTGTATTTCAAATGCTGGGAGATTAGTCGCCATATTATGCTACGTCTCCAGGTCCCGGGGGGAAATCTCCCACTAGTGATCTTTGAGTGGCAGTGGTAGCGGGGGCCTGCGTTGCACTTCTTGGAAACACAGCTCCTACTACTCCGCCGACAGTGCTAATAGCTGAAGATATATTTCCTGGATCACTGAGTATATTAATGGCTTCTGATTTTAACTGTGCCGGGGTCAATGATTTAATATTTTTATAGGTGTTGATGCTGGCTATAGCAGTGCTTAAGAATCCACCAGGACTATCGAATACTGCACCGGATCCAAGGTTGCCAAATATCTGTTCTAGACCGTCTAAGACTCCGCCTTCTCCGGTTAATGTTGCCACACCGCCACCTGCTACAGATAGAGGACTTGGCACAGAATCATAGTGCAGTGTGGCAAATCCCTTAGGACTACCATAGGACACCTGACCTGCTGAATATTTGACCGATTCATATTCCAAGGACATGGTGCTTTCTGCGAATTCACTAGCAGCATAATCCATATTGCCATGACTCCAAGATTTAATCCTTGGATTAATTAATGTATAACCTAAAAATCTTCTACGTGCCATGGTATAAATGCTAACAGATTTAAAGAAGCCTGTTGATACATTATTATCCATGCCGTAACGAAAATTATCTTTACCGGTATTGGTTGGACGGTATTTCAGACCGCCTTCAAATGCAGCAGCAGGCAATTGTCTGTCAGCAATATAGTACCCGTAATAAACTGCCCACATAGCACTCACGACTCCGGTAGCATCATCATGCATGGTTATATTCACCGGTTCGTAGTTAAAATTTTTATATATTATTCTTTTTCTATTGTACTGATTTTTTACAACACTGTCAAAATTATATTTTGGTAGCTCTGCTGTTTTGACCAATAGGCCAATTTCTTCGTGATGTTTGTTGCTGAACGCAGGAGCTTTTATAGCTGCCTTATCTATCTCAAATCTTACATAATAGTTAAATTTTGTGCGAGGAGCCAGCCTCATGTTACCGTCTATAAACAGCTTGGTAGCATGACTATAATTGGACATGTTACCTTTTGGGGTTAACAATCCTTGAGCAGCTCCATTTAGAAATCTTGTGAAATAATTTGCCATACAAATATTTATGCCACAAAAAAAGCCCCCTTAGGAGGCTTTTTGTTTTTGCTGTTATTACGGAGTACCGGCACCAGTAACTGCGTTACCTATTCCCCTAACTACTGCTGCGCCTATACCTTCGACGTTACCGGAGGCTGCTATTCCGTTAAACTGTAACAAGTTATCGTAAGCGATAGTTAGAGCCACAGTCATGTGTTCGTTGGTTGAATAATTAGCATCACCGTAATCTACGTTTTGTACAAAACATCCGACTAATTCAAAAGTTTCTAAAGTTGCATTAACTAACCCGCCATTGCCGCCGTCGAGAACTTCGATTTTCGTTGTAAATTTATAATTAATACCTGACCGTGCAGATGCCTGTTCTGCAAAATCGTATTGTTTCTGGATCTGTTGTCCTACAAGTTTTTGTACCTGCCCGCTGGCATCATCACGTAAGGTCAGAGTGATGTTTTCCAGTGTGTATCTTCCAGCCAGCTTGACCTTGGAGTTATAGACATCTAGAGTCATTTCTTCAAATGATACTTTGGGTCTAGTTACGTCCTGAACCTGTTTAGTTAGTTCAGTTGATCCGGCAACACCAAATCCCAACAGTGTAACTCTAAAGCGATATTTTAATTTAGGCATCAACAACACCTGTGTGCTGCCAGCTGCGTTGGTAGTTGGAATACCTAAATTATTCAGTGATGTAATTGCCATTTTTAAATTTCTCCTGTGTTCTTGACACGTAACGGAATGTAAATGAACTCAATCGCCTTCACAGGTTCAATTGCGATATCAACGTACAGTTCGTTTCGATCTATTCTCGACGGAGTGTTGTTGCTTTCGTCGCAAACAACCGCAAAGTCGTAGAGTGCTCTTAGTCCCACTAGCTCTAATAATAGACTTTCTACAGCTTGTTTTATTTCATCACGTGTAATTTGATCGTTAGGCTCAAATATATAAGGACGAGCTAGTTTGTTCAACTGGCTGCGTAGGTATACCACTAGACGTGCTACGTTGATACGATCTAGTGCTGAAGCATTTCTTGCACGAGTCTTTTGACCATGTGCTACCAGTCCTATTCCGTTAAAGAATGGGATTGGGTTAACTTTTAGATCATACAGTGTATCACGCTGCCCTTCATTTAGAGCAACTGTTTGAAACTCGCCTGTAGCAGCATCTATAAAGCCCACTGCTGTGGCATTGGTAATTCCGCCTCGGCGTGTTCCTGCTGGAGCAAACCATGGAAAGCTGACATTGTCACTGAGTGTGATAGTTTTCAGCATCATGTGGCTGGCTGGAACCACTGCAGGAGAACCGCTGAGATCAGTGGTAAATCCATTTGGATAATAAACTGCACAATACTCATCATATGTAACAATGCCGTCATCACCGTTGTCTGTAACTAGGTTGGCATTTGAGCCCCAAGTGGTTAATGATGTTGCATCTGCTGCCAATCGCAATGGAGTATCACCTACCACAAACGCAGTAACACCGCGATCAATGTTTAGGTTTACTAGGTTGCTCAACAGCTCTGGATAACCAGGAGCAGCTATGATATTGAAGTTACGGCGTTCTTCGTCACGTATTTCTTGACTGGTATCAACCACACTCTTCAAGGCCTGTGTTACAACCTTGCGCTGTGCTTTGCGACCAAATGATCCTGAACCATCTTCATTGTTGCCACTAGCTGTGGTCCAACGGTCTGTAGCATAGGTTTCCATGCTTTCACCGCTTTGGAATGCGTCGCCTGCTAGAGTAGCTGTTCCGGTTCTTGGATTATCAGCAGTAGTATCGATGTAGCTGTTTTGATACTGTTTAACGTTACCACCACTGCGACGTAGATTCCATAGCAGCATACCTTTAGGATATAGTGCAGGGTCTGGAGCATCTGGATCTAAGAAGTTGTTGGTAATCAAATCTTCTATGGAGCTGGCCACTGTTGAAGTACCTGCGGTATTCCAACGTGCATCTGCAAACAACACACCTTCTTCTGTGGTTTGATCTGCTTTGTCCACTAGTTCCCAACGCTGTGCAAGATCAGGTATATCACTCAAGTTGGTATTGTATCTGTAAATGGTTGGAAAGTTTTCTAGATCTGCTGTGCTGATCCATATATCACCATTGGCTGTGGTGCCTTGCTTGTAGGGATTAGAAGCAGCTACGATAGGTAGATATCCATTTCTCAATGTTGCTGTGGCTGCTTCATAGTAAGGGGCTGTCAAATGACGATAGCCAACCCATGTGTTTCCGTTGTGTACCATTAGATCCACTTCTGAGAAATTAGGATTATACCATAACTGTCCGTCTTGTGGTTCGTTCAATGGAGCATCACCGGAGGCAGCGAATCTTGGATCCGACGCTGCTAGTGGTTTCCATCCAGAAGCTAGATAGCCTCCGGTAGCAGTTTCTGCTGCGTAGAAGTTTTCTGTGCCTGCTAGTGTATCTATGTTGTAGGCAGTGAAAGTGCTGGCTACTGGGGTGCCGCCAGTATCTTCTAGTCTAAAATCTCCGCCCAGTATGTGACTGATAATCAGTCTGTTAGATGTTGCACTAACTTCTGTAACAGAAGCCACAATGTTGGTAAAGCCAGCTGCATTGATAGCCGCTGCCATTAGTTCTGCATCTGCGCTGGTATTGACTGCTGTGAATGTTATTGTTTTTGCAGTGTCTAGAGCAAGTGTAGTTTTTAGTGATTCACTAATGGTAAATGTTTTAGTACCCGAAGATCCTAATGTACCAACCTTGATAACATTGCTAGTAATACTGGTAGCTGCACCAACTGCAATATTCCTACGCCATAGTCTAAATGTAGCTGTTGTAGGAGTTGTGTCAAAGCCCGATGTTTCTTTGGCATTGGCCTGTGTGAATAATGCACTTTCTGGAATACCTGCTCCACCACCACTGCGATCTAGATAGTACAGTGCTGCTGCGGTAGTGTCATAGATAGGTGCTTCATAGCTGACCCATGACAGTGTTGCTGAACTCCAACGCTTGGCTCTCCAACGAGCACCGTTATTAGGTTCTGTGGTTTTAATCCATACACTGCCAGTGGCTGCTCCACCGACAGTATCTGTATTTTCACTACGTTTGTAGCTAGGTACAGATGTATGAGGCTGCTGTGCTAGGCGTGGACTTAGATAAACTCCTGCTGTAATACCTAGTGCGCTAAGAGCTGTGGTTCCGTTTTCTAGTAAAACACGACCGTCTGGGCCTGATGAATCTCCAGGAGTTCCATCAGCTGCTGATCGTCCATCAGAATAAATGTATAATCTACCACTAATAGCCTGTGCATTAACACCTTGGATGCTTGCACTATTAATGGCTGTAGCTATTGCCGCAGTATTTCCTGATCCAGTGATCAGTTGGTTGTTGACATAAAAGT